GAGTGATCGAACTGGCGGTCATCTGCGGGCTGCTCGTCGCGCTCCAGGCGTGGACGACAGTCGACCGCCAGAAGGAGCGGCGGGAGGTCGCGGCCGAGCGCCGTGACCTCCTGCTGCGCATCCAGGCCCCCGAGGTTGTCATTACCCAGGCCGCCAACGAGGCGGCCGAACCCGGACCCGCGGCCATCGACATGAGCGACGGGCCGAACGCTGACGACGACTACTGGGCCGCCCGCGAGGAGACCGTCGAGGAGATGGCCGAGCGTCTCATGATGGAGGAGACGCGGCGTGCCTGATATGGGCCTGTGCGAACGCCCCATCTTCGACTCGGGTCGCGTCGATCTCGGACTGATCGACGTGCTCACCGTCCTGCGAGGACTCATTGAGGAGATGCGCCGCGACGGACGCGAGGTTTCGCGGTACGGGCTGGAGGCAGCGATCTCGCTCGTCATGAAGTCCAACCTCATCGACTGGACCGTGACCATCGACGGCGAGACCCACGAGGTCATTGCCTTCAACCGCGCGACGATGACCATTGAGGTTGCGCGTGGCTGACACCACGCACATCGGCAGCTACGGCGACGTCGACGCCCCCACCGGGGCGCCCAAGCTCGACATGCCCGGCGACATCGAACGCGCCGTCAACCGCGCCTACCTCACCATGAAGCGCGACGCCGCCAAGCGCCGCTTCTGCATCCGGCTCGAGCGCGGCGACAGCTTCAGCTACCTCGACTATGACGGCTCGCTGCAGCAGATGGCGACCGCCACCAACCCGCGCGGCGGCGGCAAGCCCCCGCACCGCATCCGCCGGCGCTTCAACTTCGTGCGGCCCATCATCGAGGACAAGGTGAGCGCCGCCACGCAGCGCGTCCCCTCCTACGAGGTCGACCCCTCCACCGCCGACCCCGAGGACGCCGGCGCCGCCAAGCTCGCCGAGAAGGTCGCCATCTACGGCTACGACCAGTGGCGCATCCGCAAGGCCACCGTCGACGCCGTCAAGACCGCCATCGGCCTCGGCGGAGCGGCGTACGCGCTGCCGTACTTCGAGCCCAACGTGGGGCCGTACACCGAAGTGGACGGGGAATGGATCGGCCAGGGCGACATCCGCATCAAGGTCTTCGGCGGCAACGAGGTCGGCTGGGAGCCCGGCACAGACTTCGAGTACAGCCCCTATTGGTGTACCTGGCAGGCGCTCCCCATCGACCAGATCAAGGAGATCCCCGGGTTCACCGGCGGCAAGCTCGTCCCTGACGCCTCGTCCTCGGACATCCCCAACGACATGAAGCCCGACGCCAACATGGCGATCGTGTGCGACTACTACGAGCGCCCGTGCCCGAAGTGGCCGCGCGGGCGCTGGGTCACCCGGTGCAACGGACGGGTCATCGTTGACGCCCGGCTCATCGACCCGACCGCCGAGTACTTCTGGCAGGACTATCCGCTGCGCGACGTTGACGGCGAGGTCGTCGACGAGTGCCTGCTGCACCGTCTCGTCTACAGCCACGACCCCGACGATGACGACGACCTCGGCCTCACCTGGCAGATCGCGGACTTCGAGCTCGCCGCCCAGGACTGCATCAACAAGATGCTCGAGTACAAGAACCGCGGGCTGAACCTGCAGATGCTCGCGCCGTCCGGGTCGATCATCACCAAGCCCGACGACGTTCCCGGGGCCATCCGCTACTACAAGCGCTCCCCTAACGGCGAGAAGCCCGAGTGGGAGGACCCGCCGAGCGCGCAGATCCTCAACGCGCTCCTGCAGATCTTCAACCTCATCCTCGAGCAGATGCAGGCGGTCGCCGCCTTCCAGGACATCCAGGCCGACCCGAACGTGGCGGCCAAGACCGGCCAGCTCGCGATCGAGCAGGCGCGCGCGCGCTGGCAGGCGTTTATCGGCGACCTTGCCGAATGGCACTCACGGCTCATGCGCCACTGCCTCGTCCTCGTCGCCCGCTACTACAACGAGCCCCGCATGCTCAAGATCCGGGGGCGGATGGGCTGGGAGAGCATCGAGGACTTCAAGGGCGCGCAGCTCATGGGCCAGACGAACGTGCGCGTCTTCCCCGGCTCGCTCGAGTACCTCTCCAAGAGCGCGGTCATGAACAAGGTGCAGTTCTACGCGCAGATGCAGTGGATCACCGGTCAGCAGGCCATGGCCGCCATCGAGCGTGGCCAGGCCGACGCGCTCACGCAGGGCTACGACCTCGACGTCGCGCGCATCAACCGCATCATCCAGCGCATCAAGGACGGGTCGGTCATGGACATGCCGACCAAGCCGATGAAGGTCCCGGCCATCGACCCGATGACCGGTGCCCCCGCGATCGGCCCGGACGGGCAGCAGCTCACCATCGAGCAGGACATCCCCGGCTGGATGCCCGACGAGTGGGACGACGTGCCCGTGTGGAAGGAGAACCTCGCCATCTGGCTGAAGTCGGACGACTACGAGCGCTCCGACCCGATGGCGCAGGAGCAGGGCCGCCTCATGTGGCAGGCCCTCGGCGACCTCGAGGCCAAGCACGCCGCCGAGCAGGCGGCGCAGACGCAGGCGCTCGCGAACGCCCAGGGCATGGCGAACGCCGCCGCCCCGCAGGGCCCGCCCGCGCTGCCGTCGGGGCCGAACATCACGGCCGACCAGCCGCCGGCGCCCGCCGACCAGGGCGGTGCGCAATGAACTTCAAGCCGTCGGACACTCCGGAAACGGACCCGACTCCATCGCCGGACACTCCCCCACGGGGGACCCGGCCCAACCAGAAGGAGATCGCATGAGCGATCAGCAGGCCCCCCAGAACGGGGACACGCCTGCGGTTGCCGGCCCCACCGAGGCGCCCGGCACCCAGGAGCAGCAGCAGGTAACGGCTGACCCGTACGAGAAGCGCTACAACGACCTGCGCCCCGAGTTCGATCGGGCCACGCAGGAACGCGCCGAACTCGCACAGTGGAAGGAGTGGGCCCAGCTCGCTCTCACCACCGAGGACGCGGACACTCAGCGACAGGCCCTGCAGCGCCTGGGCTTCGACGTCCCCGACGAAGAGGTCGAGGACTTCGAGCCCACCGAGTACGAGGACGAACAGGTCCACGACCCGCGGCTCGACGAGCTGTGGAAGTGGAGGGAGGAGCAGCAGCGGCAGGCCCAGGAGGCCGCCGGCTTCGAGTTCCTCACCGGGCACATCAATAGCGAGGTCGAACGCCTCGGGATGACGGACCTCGACGACGCGACCCGGCAATGGGTCCTGTCCCGAGCGCTCGCCAACCCCGGCATCCCGGCACCCCCGGGGTCACCGCACGACGAGCTTCCCAACGTCGAAGTTGCCCTCCAGGAGTTCCGGCAGTGGGAACTCGACAGGCAGAAGCAGTGGGCCAAGACCAAGCAGAATGCTCCGTACGTCCCCTCCGGTGGGCTTCCCGCCAACGAGGTGCCCGATCCTGGCACCGGCCACAACAGCCGCATGAACCGCGCCATGCGCGCGCTTCAGGAGCAGCAGGAGTAGCCGGAGTGCCGGGAGGGGCCGACAACAAGGAGACCCCGTGAGCACAAGTGCTCTCACCATTTCCGGCGCGCTGAAGCAGGCGTGGACGGATCAGGAGCTGCAGAAGCAGTTCGAGGACAAGAACAGCCCGCTGTCCGCGCTCGAGACCGTGCGCGGCACCATGATCGGCTCGCAGGCGCAGGTCGCGATCCTTCCCGGACGCGCCGGCTCCTACACAAGCGTGGGCGCCGCGGGCGGCGCGCTGAACCCGGCCACCGGGCAGCCCGTTAACCAGGCCGTCTACACCATGCCGTACTCCTGGTTCCAGATCGAGCTCGAGACGAGCGCCCTGGTCCAGACCGGCTCGAACGCCCAGGCCGTCGTGGCCGCTAAGGACATGGAGATCCAGGGCGCCGTCGAGAACACCCGCCACCAGATCAGCCGCCAGATCGTGACCAACGGCGACGGCATCGTCGCCGCCGTCGGCACCGGCTCCGCCGGCACCACGATCCCGCTCGTCGCCAAGGCGGCCGAGGGCGCGCTGTACGGCTACAGCGCGCTGCGCCGCGGCTGGCTGCCCTCCGGCACCAGCACCGGCCAGTACGTCGACATCGGCACCACCGCCGACACCGACGCCCTCACCACCGACCTGACGCAGATCGTCAGCTACGTGGCGAGCCCGACCGCGCCGACCATCACCCTGTCGGCGACCACGACGGGCGCGTCCACCTCGGGCACGCACTTCGTGTACATCCGCAACCCGAACTCGACGACCGCGGCGAACCCGGAGCTCAACGGCCTCCGGCAGATCTACGGCACCGGCACGTTCGGCGGCATCAACCCCGCCTCGGCCGGCAACGAGTTCTGGCAGGCGGCGCTTCGCGACACCACGACCACGACGTTCAGCCTCGACATGGCCCTCGGCGGCCAGGCCGCGATCCTGCAGAACGGCGGGAGCGTGGACGGGGCGGAGATCTGGACCGGCGTCCGCCAGCAGCAGAACTTCTATGCCCTGCTGCAGCAGAAGGTCCAGTTCCCGGGCGAGATGAACATGCAGGCCGGTGACGTCACCAAGCCGAAGTGGAACGGCATCGGCCTCCGCGTGTTCCCCGACATCCTCGACTCCGACTGGTTCATGTTCAACCGGCCGGACCTCGTCAAGGTCGTCGGCAACATCGACAAGCCCACGTGGGCCAGCGACATCGCCGGCCACGCCGACGGCAAGAGCGGGATGCCGTGGCGTCAGGGCTTCTCGTCGTTCGTGGACGCCGTCGTGTACCCGGTCAACATCGGCGCCCGCCGGCGGAACACCGGGTTCGCCGCGACCGCCCTCACCTAGGAACCCGACACCTGAAGGTGCCCCCGGCCGACCGCTCCCGGCCGGGGGCCCTGATGGGATACCACCATGAGCCTTTATCTGCCCCCTTACATCGCCCGCCAGAAGCGCCACGAGTTCGAGCAGCGCATCCTCCGCTGCGTCACGATCGAGGACGCGCGGGCCCGTGAGTTCACCCAGAAGCTGCAGATGATCTCCCCGGACATGTTCATGGTCCGCGCCCAGGACACCGTGGACGCCGACCTGCCGCTGCGGCCCGGCTTCTACCACATCCTCATTCGCAATCAGGACGCCCCGATGAGCGTGATGGTCGTCCACGAGAACGACCGTTACGCCGAGCCGGACAGTCGCATCTTCGACGTCCTCGCGCGCGGCAACCTGCGCGAGCGCCGCGTTCGTGATCGGCTCGCCGAGCGTGAGCGCGAGGAGTGGGAGGCCGGCGAGAAGGAACTGGCCGAGGCGAACGAGAATCGCAAGGAGCGCCTGCAGGAGATCGTGAAGTCCGCCACGCGCGCGCAGATCAGCATGGACCGGACGTTGCCGTGGACGCAGAACTCGGCGGGGAGGCGACCGAAGTGAACCTCAGTGAAGCCCAGGCCGAGCTTGCCGCGAGGGGCTTCGACTACCTGAGCGCCTCCAGGATGACGCTCATGCTCAACGACGCCCTCCAGGAGATCGAGGACTACTGGGAGTGGCCGTGGCTGCGCAAGGTCGTCAGCGGCCCCACGCCGCTCCAGGTCTCAGACCTCAAGACCGTCCTCAAGGTCACCGACTCGAGCGGTAATGAGGTCACCGGCATCAGCGACTACGACAACTTCGACACGGCGCTCACCGGCACCCCAACGAATTGGTGGATCGACGACACCTCGGGCACCCCCACGTTCGTCGCCTACCCGACCGGGAGTCTGACGCTCACCGTCCGCTACGAGCGCGACAACACCACGCTCTCCGCGCCCACCGACAGCCCGGACATCCCGAGTCGCTACGCCCGCGTGTGGATGGACCTGGCGGTCGCGCTCGCCTACGAGGACTCCGACAACTTCGCCGCCGCCGCCCAGATCCGCAACCGGGCGACGCAGCGCCTTAACACGCTCGTCGAGCGCTATGAGACCCGCGACATGCAGTCCGCACCGCAGCGCCTCGTCAAGACCTGGAGTCTGGACGACTAGTGGCGGCCACTGCCTACATCCAGGACTACCAGCCGTTCGCGTTCGACGACTTCTCCGGCGGCATCAACTTGCGCGACAAGGCAGACACCGTCGGCGACAAGGAAGCCATCGACCTCCTCAACGTCACGTTCACCGAACGCGGCGCCATCCGCCAGCGCGACGGCTACTCCGACCTCACCAGCGCGGACCTCACCAACCGCGTCGACAGCATCAGCGCCTACTACACCGCTGGCGGCGTCAAGCAGCTCGTCGCCGGATGCGGCACCCGGCTCGAGGCCATCGACACGGGCGGCGCGATCGTCGCCTCAGCCACCGGCCTCACCGGGCCTGGGCCGTACAGCATGGCCCGCTTCGCCGCTCCCGGCTCAGAGCACCTGTACGCCACCAACGGCGTCGACGCCCCCCGCCGCTGGGACGGCAGCGCCTGGACCACGCCGACCGCCACCGTGAACGGGACCG